ATTCTCAGGCTGTAACACGTACCCTAGACAGGAAGGGAATGGTTTATCTTACATTTACTCCTGAGCAGGGAATGACTGAAACTGTCAGCGCATTCATGAACGACCTGAAACGTGGTCAGTCTCTTACGAATGCAACTTGGGATGATGCGTCAGAAGATGTTCGTACAATTGTTAATAACAAACCCGGACATCTAGACAAGGATACAATGACTCAGATTCTTGCTGCTTACTCTCCTCATGAGAGAGAAATGCGCAAGTATGGTAAGCCAACAATTGGATCAGGACTTGTATTCCCAATACCTGAAGAAAAGATTATTTATGATAATGTTCAGATACAGGAACATTGGCCCAGAATAGCCGGAATAGATTTTGGATGGGATCATGACACCGCTGTTGTATGGGGTGCGCTAGATCCTGATGAGGAAATATTTTACGTTTATGATGCATACAACGCAAACAAAAGGTCGCCTGCTGAACACTCAAAAGAAATACTTAGGAGGCCATCTTTTATCCCCATTGCGTATCCTCATGATGGTAATCGTAGGGATTCTATGGGCAATCCCGGCCTTGCTGATCAGTATCGTGATCATGGTTGTAATTTTCTTTTGGATCACTTTTCAAATCCACCGGCACTTGGTCAGAAGAAAGGTTCCAACTCTGTTGAAGAGGGGATTCAGCAGATGGTCGTTTGGATGGAGGAAGGGAGGTTTAAGATCAAGTCCGATCTACACCACCTCCTTCAAGAGTATAGGCAATACCACCGCAAGGATGGGAAGATCGTTCCGATAAGAGATGACAGCGTTTCCGCTATGCGGTACTGCTTTATGTCGAGACGTTGGGGTGTCGCTGGATTAGATACCACTTGGAACTTTAACTTTGATAAGGATATATCGTATCCTCAATATGGAATTATATAATGGAAGATAGAGTTATAACAGAAGACGATATCAAGCAACGTATAGATGGAGAAATGTCAGAGGCCATTGGATGGGCTGACGAAATATCCCAGCAAAGAGCAGAGGCTATGTCGTATTACTACGGCGAACCTATGGGAAACGAGGTGGACGGTAGAAGTCAGTTTGTTGACAGCACCGTTCAGGACAGCATTGAATGGATAAAGCCCGCTCTTATGCGTGTGTTTGCCTCTGGTGACGAACTTGTACAGTTTCAACCATCTGGGCCTGAAGATGTAGCCGCAGCACAGCAGGCAACCGACTATGTAAACTTTGTTTTGCAGCGACAGAACGATGGATGGCAGATTCTATACAACTGGTTTACCGACGCACTTCTTCAGAAGAACGGGATTGTCAAGGTCTGGTGGGAAGAGTCTGAGAAATACCAGCGTGAGACGTACAAAGGATTAAGCGACGTTGAGTTCGATTCTATATTTATGGATGAAAACGTTGAAGTTGTTGAGCATGAAGAGATAAGCGATGCAATGGGCATGCCAATGCACAACGTTGTTATCCGAAGATACATGAATGACGGAAAGGTTTCTATCGTAAATGTTCCGCCAGAAGAATTTGTTATCAACCGTGAAGCAAAATCTATACAGGAGGCACGATTTGTATGCCACCGTGTTCGCAAAACTTTGTCCGAACTTCGTGAAATGTACCCGGATATGGATGAAAGCAACATTGGAGATGGAGATTACACAGCGAACTGGGACATTGAGCATGCGGCAAGATTCATTAATGACAACACTGGAGATCCTTATTACATTAGAAACAACGCTGCGAATGAGGACGCATTAAAAGAGTATTGGCTTTACGAGTCTTTCTTGAGAACAGACTTTGATGGTGATGGAATTACAGAACTAAGAAAAGTTTGCACGGTTGGAAATGAAATACTTTCAAATGAGGAAGTTGATAACATTCCATTTATTAGCATCACACCTATTAAAGTTCCGCACAAGTTCTTTGGTTTATCTATTGCTGATCTTACTATACCTCTGCAACAGATCAAGAGCGTTGTAACCAGAAACCTTTTGGATAATATGTACAACCAAAACTACGGAAGGTTTGCCGTTCTTGAAGGGCAGGCTAATCTTGACGATCTTCTTTCGGCAAGACCGGGTGGAATAGTTCGTGTTAAATCACCCAACGCAGTCATGCCTCTGGCAACTCCTACGCTTGAGCCGTACACATTCCAGATGCTGGAGTATATTGACGGGATCAGAGAAAGCCGTGCAGGAGTAAGCAGAAATAGTCAGGGATTAAATGACAAGGCTCTTACGTCGCATACTACGGCTGCTGCGGTTAACGCTGTAATGACTGCCGCTCAAAGCCGTGTTGAACTAATTGCAAGGCAGTTTGCAGAAACTGGAGTAAAGGAGTTGATGTTACGGATATATGAACTTCTTTGCAAATACATGGACAAGAAACGTGTATTCAGACTAAGGAACGAGTGGATTGAGATTGATCCAACATCTTGGAATGACTCTATGGATGCCACTGTATCTGTTGCGCTAGGCCAAGGAAACAAAGACCAGCAGGTTGCTCAACTTATGCAGTTAGTGCAGATGGCCGGATCTCAGGCTGGCAATCCGATGGTATCAGCAGAAAATAACTATAACCTGATGGCCGCACTTATAAAGTCAATGGGCTATCAGAACGTGGATGACTACATTACTCCCCCAGATAGGCAACAACCTCCCGGCCCAGATCCAATGATGGAGGCTCAACTGCAATCTATGCAAATAGATGATCAGGTTAAGCAGGGAGAGTTAGAAGTCAAGAGAATGAAAGTACAAAACGAGATGAAAGAGACTCAGCTCGATGCTAAGTTTAAAATGGTAGAAATGGAAATGGAGGCTGATCGCAACGCTCCGGTAAAAATTGGATGAGCAAAGAATTAAAGATTGAACAAGCCCGAAGAATATTAGAAGACAAACTATTTCAAGAAAGCGTAGAAGCCTTGAAACAACAGTTAGTATCTGAGTGGGGCGCAACTAATCAACACGACGTTGATAGTAGAGAACAGATTTGGCTTGAACTCAAATTGCTAGACAGATTGGTAGGACATTTGCAAGCAATATTTGAGGAAGGACAAATAACTAAATTCACATCAACAATGAGAAATATTTAATATGGCAATTAACTTACCTAATATCGCTAATGCCAACCCAATGGGAGCGGAAGCGGCAGAAAGTTTAGCGCAGGCAATGGATGTAGCAGGCGCACAAGAAGCAATTTTGCAGATGATGGAGGCTGAAGAAGCACAAACCTCTGAAGCAGAAGAGCAACCCACAGAGTCAGAAGAATCTCAACCCCTAGAGGAAGAATCTGTTGACGAAAGTGAGGCCGACGATTCAGAAGAATCCGATGAGGAGGCTGAAGAGTCAACCGAAGAAGAGGCTGAAGGAGAAGAAGGTGAAGAGACATACACCGTAAAAGTTAATGGTGAAGATGTCGAAGTTACCTACGATGAACTAATCAGTGGATACTCAAGAACTTCGGATTATACAAGAAAGACGCAAGAGATTGCTGAACAACGTAAGCAAATGGACTCAGTTGCTGATCAATTGAGGTCTGGACTTCAACAGTTAAATGTCGAGCGTCAGCAGTATCAACAAGCACTTGGACACCTTGGACTTCAAATATCATCCGGTATGCAGAAGTTTAAGGATGTTGATTGGAACCGTCTTAAACTAGATGATCCTGTTGAGTTTGCTGTTAAGCGTGAAGAGTTTCGTGAAGAACAAGAACGACTCCAGAAAGTTAACATGCAGATTAATCAGGTTCAGGTTCAGATGCAAGAGGATCAAAAGCGTGAACACGCCGAAAGGGTGGAAATCGCTAATCAAGAGTTACGTGAACTGATACCTGAGTGGTCTGATGATCAGAAGCGTGGACAACTTGCGACAGAAATACGTGACTACGGAGTGGGCGCTGGCTACACTGAGGAAGAAATCACTAGCCTAGCAGACTCACGTGCAATCAACATTCTTATGAAAGCAATGCGTTATGACGCTTTGCAGAAGGCTGATGTAAAAGGAAAGAAGTTGAAGAACAAACCCAAATTGGTTAAGCCCGGAAGCAAAAGGGCAAAGGTTGATGCTGATCGTAGGCGTCAGGCCGAACTTCGTAATCAACTAAAATCGTCAGGGTCAGTGGATGATGCCGCTGCTTTGATGGAAGACTTTTTCTAAGGAGAAAATATTATGCCAGT